AGCATCCATCCGCCAGTTATACGATGTTTGACCATTAGCTGTACCATCATACGCCTTCATACGTTCGCGATATGCAAGCATGTCTTCTACTTCATTGAGATTACGATACTCAATGTTACCTGCTTGAGGAAAGGAAGACACAAGCTCTTTGTCACAATCATGATAATAAGCTGTTAGCTTTAAATCAGGATGCCAGTGTTCTTTGACAGACAGAAGCATCTTTTCTGCGTAACGACCAAAGCCATCATCACTAAATGAAGTGACAAAATTAATAACCATAAATATTAATTTCCTTTCTTCCATGATTTTCATGGTAATTATATTTTATATTTGCTGCTGCTCTTGCTGCAATAGCTTCTTCTTTATTTTTAAATACACCGAGGTGTTTAGATTTACCATTGATCTGAATACTAGCTATGTATTTCTGATCTCTCTTGTGAAAGCTAACGCCAACAGTACCGCTGGTGTTATTCTTAGGTATTTTCTGATTACGTGCGTTCTCTCTATAACTAACAACACGAAGATTCTCTAAACGATTATCCTTCTTACTACCATTTATATGGTCAATTTGGTCTTCAGGCCAAGACCCATAAGTAAGCAACCAAGCAATACGGTGAGCTTTATAACTTTTTCTATTTACTTCTATTATAGAATAACCGTACTTATCCATACAGCCAGCCTCGTTACCAGTTTTAGCATTACCGCCTTTGTTAAGCTTCCAAAATATCTTCCCTGTCTCAGCATCATATCTTAGATATTTTTTTATATCTGGATCAATATACATAGCTAATCTCCTATCTTTTACTTTATTTACTTAGCATAAATCGATAAAAGTCTGTCCACTCTTTAGCATACTTAGCATCTATATCTCTTTTTGGTTTCCAATCAGGGTAGACAGGACCGCCAGTAGTGAAGTGTACATTCTTAGGGGTAATGTCTTCGTCAGAATCTCCGTCTAGCCAGTTCCACTCTAGGGGAATATTACCTATAGGATAGATGTCCATCCATTCAAAAGCGTGTAACCAACTACCCGGCTTTGTATTTACGTCAGCTATAGTAAGTTCTTTAACCCAAGGGTGATCACAGTTCCACAGGACAAGAGAAGACCAATTTTTTCTACGGTAAATAGTCTGAACTTGACCATCCATCTTAGTTGTCTCTGTAGGAGCATGGGTGTGCTGTACACAGCTAATAGCTTTATCTTTGTCTGTTCCATAGACATCAAATATTTCTGTGATGTCAGAACGTACAAACATATCAGCATCCATAAAGAGAGCTAGTCCAGACATCTGATTTAGAAAAGGAACTAAGAACCTAGTGAAGCTAAATTCTGTGGAGAAAGGTTTACCATCAAAAACATCTACACGATTACCAGCTAGGTCTATTTCTGGACTACGCCAATATAACCCTGCTCGCCTAACTTCTTTCTGTATAATAGGCACAATGTTATAAGTACGTGTTGTGTTTATTCTGATAGATTTATCTAGAACTTTTACGTAGGCATGCTCACGAGGATCATAACCAATGTATATTGTAGGAAGTTTGTTAATAGACATAGCTTTTATTATAAGGAGTGTTTTAAAAGAAGTCAACAACTATTTTTAGTTTATCTAAATCTTGATCCTCTAAACCAACATACTAGAGAATACCTGTTACCTTGTGTTACAGCTTTTATCCTGTGGTGTAGGAAGGAAGGGAATACTAGAACAGACCCTATGCCCTTTGCTTTAAGGAGTGTCTGATGTCTATGACGAACATTAGGAGCACACCACTTTTCTATTTGAAATTCACCACCGTCATAATCGTCATTTAAATTAACAGCTACAGTAATCTTTCTAAAGGAGGTATCTTCGTCTTTCTCCACACCCATATCTATATGCCAATTATAGAACTCTCCCTTACCGTAGGAAGATACTTGTGGTACTTCATAGCTGTCTACATCAAAGAACCAGTTAGCTTCTACGTTGGCCGTCTTAGCATACATGCTAAGTATCTCAATAATTTCTGGATTATTAAACCATTTAATTTTATTGTTCCTATAAGAAGGGTCTTCAACTGTGACACCCTCTTTAAAAACATCTGCTTTCTTAAATTCTGCTTTAGCTATCCCAATAATACCTTTACACAACTCTTTAGGTAGCTGATGTTCATAAATTTTATAAGGATATAAATTAAGCATTCTTCTTTATGGTCTTCTTAGTTTTTTTCTTCTTTTTATTAAGTCTGTTTTTCTTTACTGACTTATCAGGGTTACGATCAAAGGAACTGTTCTGGCTCTTGGTGGTAATTCTTATATTAGATTTCTTATTAGAACCACCTTTACTTATTGGCTGGATATGATCAAGTTCTTTACCATCCCCAACTCTTACAAGCCCAGCTCGTATTGCTTTCTTACGTAAATCATTTCTTTTTACACGTTTAGCAATATTCTTAGGCTTACTCTTAGTTACCTCATTTTCTCTCTTGTAATCTCGTGCCACAATGCTCTCCCTATTATGTTAATTAGATATACCTGCTAGGTCTAATTTTAGCACACTGAAGTGTATTTAACAACGCTATAGCTAAAGCTGGATGTGTCTATCATTTTAATTCTTTAGTAGGTTCTTTATGCTTATTATAAGAGGCTCTAACTTCCTCCATTGTCCTACCACAGCCTGTACATTTTTGTGTAACAGAATCAAGGGAGCAGGATTTTACACACTTTTTACAAGGCATTAGATTTCACAGCTACCAGCAGTACAAGCCAATTCCTGACTTGAAGTAGTATTATCGTCAACTTCTGTATACTTTGAGAAGTCAATAGCAGGTAAGTCTTTCACCATAGCTTCATACTGTTCTGCTGTAATATCTTCATAAGGTGTTTGAACGTAGCTATGGTTTTCATCTTCTTTAGGTAGGAAGGATAATCCACAAACTTCATCCCAATTCTCATACACCCAAGTACCAACAGCTAACCACTCATGCTCTGCTACGTAGATGGTAACAGAAGGATTATGATCTGTCCAGTGGTTCCTATACTTGAGCCACACTTCTAGATGCTCTAATGCTGTAATATCATTACGAGTAATTGCATCATCTGCTGACTTAATAGGGAAGGAGAATACATAGTTCTTATCATTGTAAACATCCTTCTCATAAGGCATACCAACCTCAAGCATCCATGCAGCTAGAGGGTCGGTAGCATCTGATCGAACACGACGAATGTAGTGATGACCGTATCGTGGATGAATACCACTACCACTATTAACTAGCTGAGACACAGTACCACTAGGCTTCACAGTTGTGATAGCAGCAGAATGAGGAATATCCAGCAGGTATGCTATGTCTTTGTTAACNCCTCTTGCCATCTCCCGCCACTTTTCTAGCATCTCAGGTTTAGGATTATAGGTTAGAGGATTGTCAAAGATACCTGTAAGGGAGACACCCAGCAGACGTTCCTCGTCTGTATTATCTTTCCACTTCTTTGAAATGTACTTGAAGTCTGTCAAGCAACTCTGGAAGGTGCCAATGATTGTAGCAATTCTAATCTTATTTTCGATTGTCTTCTCTGTATCGTTAGGACGAACAACAACCTCAGATAGATTACAGAACTGCTTAGACCTTAGAGAAATCTCTCCACAGGGGTTAGTGCCGAAGTCCTCAGAAGTATCTCTTCCAATACTCTCAGCCTTCTTCTGTGCAGCAATCCTATTGAATACACCTCTCTCACCTGACTTAGACTCATACAGGTTGGTCCACTCACGTAGGAACGTACCCATATCAGGCTTCTCAGTGAAGGCGATAGAGTTATTAGCGTAAGATCGATGGACATGCTCATTAAACCAGCTACCCATCTTAGCATGACGCATTCGATCATCAGATAGATTAGACATACTGATCATGGCTGACCTACGAACACCTCCTACAACCACCGCAGCAGCAACAGCACACATAATGTCGTGACATTCAAGGCTAGATAGCCGACGACCAGATGCCTTATACATAACGTTCGTGACGTAGCGTAAGAGATTGTCTAGTGGTTCCGGTCCTGATGCCCGTCCACCAAATGTTTTAAGCCTAGCACCTGATGGACGAACCTTAGACAAGTCCCATGTAGGATGCTCCCCCGCAAACAGACGGCTCATTAGCTGACGCAATCCCTTAGCCCATCCTTCCTTAGAATCAGCAACAATAATAACTTCTTCTGTACGACTAATCTCAGGGACTTCTGGCATCTTAGAAATAAACTGACGCTCAACACTAAAGCCTACACCAGTGCCACACATAAGGATCATAAGGGCTTCATCGAAAGCTTTGTAGTCGTCTACAGCTAGATAGGCACAGTTAAAGGCAGCAATGTGGTTACGTTCCAACGCCTCACCAGCAGCCATCATAGTACGCATTGATGGCATAACATCTTTATTTTTAAGAGCTTCTAATACTTCTGGATAGTTAAGTAACAGGGGAAACTTTCCTGACATATAATCCCACCACCTATTACAAGTATCCTCATAAGTTTCTCTACGACTTTCTTCTGGTAGAAAACGTGCGTAGCGGCTGATATGAATGTAAGACTCATACGTAGAGCTAGGTCTGTTAGTCATTAGTAACTGTCTCCTGTTGATTATATTCTAACTCTAATATTAATTGTGCGTAGTGGATTGCTTTTTCTATATCCTTTCTACCCTCACCCTTAGTATGATGTCGAGTTATATATTTTATCACATTGCCCTCAAGATAACCAAGTTTATTGGCATGTATATATTCTACAGGCTGTATACCACATCCTTTATAGTGATCACCACCTACTTGTAGGTCTAAAGCATTGTCTTCTTTTTCGTGAGGTACATATAGCATCTGTTTAATAAAACTTGTAGTATCACCATCTAAATCTTCATCTAAAGCTTCACTAGCTGCTATTGCTCCTGTATACATAAAATCATCTCCCAAAATTATCTCCCTACTCACTCGTGAGTTAATACTCTGTTTATTCGTTTACGTATATACTTAACTTCTTTAGAACGCAATACCTTAAAAGCAAAGCTACGCATATCTACAGGAGATATACCTGCTAGATCACAAATGTTCACAAAGTCTTCAGAGGTAACACCGACAGAAGCAAAGAACCAAGCTTTTGCTAAGAGCCTAGCTAGCTTCTCTTCTTCCGGTTCCCTATTTGTTTCTGGTTTTGTTGCGTCTAGGAGTGCTTGCAGTATTACGCTTAGAAACAGAACCCTTTCTGGACTTTGTAACTGCTTGTCTAGAAGATGCTCCACGTTTACTAGAAATTTTTCCTCCTCCCCCTCTTCCTTCTCGTATTCTTGGTTCTTCATTCGCCCATTCCTCAATTACTCGATGATCTGAGTTTTTACAGAACAGGAAACCATTTTTAATACACCAATCTGCATATGACGACTTAGCTCCTTTATTAAGTTTGCCGTTAGGGTAATCGAAGACAAAACGAATATCAAGGTCTGGATGATGTTCTCTAACAAAGAGGTGCTTCTTTCTGTCTTCTAATTTAAATCTGCCTTTTACTTCTAAATATATACCATTAGGTAGAAGAAAATCTGGAAGATACTTTTTATATTCTAGCCACGTATATTCTATATAATGAGGTTCAAAAGAGAAAGGAACTCTAATACTTTCTAGTAGTTCTCCTGTCTTCTTTTCTGATCCTGATCTATATATCCCTTCTTTTTGTATAGCATGATAAGGATTTTTATTTTTTTTAAGTAGCATTAGTTACTTCAGGTACGTTAGGCGTTTTACCAACCTCAACCAAATGCTTTGGGCCATTAGCGTACATGAATGTACGAAGCCCTTTCCCAGCGTTAGCATCTTGCCAACAAGTGAACTTAAAATCACAATAGACACAGCCGAAAGCCAGCTTAAGGTTACCACTGGCACCATCAGCAACAGCACTATAACATTTAGCAGGTGGTGTATCATTTTTTAGAAATTCTCTAATATCATCTATACGACTGACAGGATTTATCATATCCATCTCGTCTATGGGACGGTAACATAACTCACCTGATGATTTATCAATGACAACAAAGCCAGCATTAGGATTCTTATCCGCTTCAGAATAAGAAGACAACTGAGCGATGTAACCAAAAGGATCATCTGTGAGTATGTTACCGTCCTTAAACTTCTTGAAGCTGAAGCTAGAGGCTGACTTGAAGTCAATAAGAACGCCATCGACGGTAGCATCCTTATGTCCCTTAATGCCATTAACCTGTAGCTCTGCTTGCTCTTCTTTTATTTCATGTCCAGATACTTTAGTGAACAGGATAAGAAGCTCTTCAAGAATATTACCGTAAAGGAACTTGATAAGAGTAGGAGCAGATAGGGGTTCTTTCTTAGCCCCCCTCATCTCATACCAAATTTTTCTGTCCTTATGACCCACAAGAGATAGCCGTAGATTAGGTTCTCTTTCTTTTCGTACTTCAGAAATAGCGGAGGCAACAGAAGAGACTACCGCTTCAGCAAAAGCGTCGAGGTGTTTTTTTTCTATTGTTATTTCCTCGTCATTAGTAAACAACGCATAGATGTCTTCTACTAAGGTATCGATTGATTTAGTCATCTTCTGTTGCCTCTCTGTTTAGCTACTATGCAGCTTTAGCTGTACTTACAGGTTCTGATAGTAGCTTATATCGTGTGTATGCCCCAGCGGGAGACATAGCACGCAAAGCGATGATTGTATATCCCTTCTTACGAAGGCGTGAGATAGTCGCTGTTAGGTTCTCACACCATCCACGATCAAGTGATGTCTTTCGTGTCACTCGCATTCCGCGACGAAGGGCTGTAAGTAAAAGTGATTCAGCGTTTTTCATTACTCTTTTCCTTTCTATTATCTCAGAGTGCTTCATCCGTGTTGAAAAACAAGTGACAAGCTACACCATTTTCACCTAGTTCATTATCAATGCTAAAACCATCTTCGTCTTGGAAGTCAGTTGCTAGATCACCATATTCTACAAGATCAATAACCTGCATAGCCATAAAGTCTGAGCTAACACCACTCTTACCAGCATAGTCCCAATCGTAGGGCTGGATTTTAATCTTAGCTACAGAACCATTACCAATGAGCCGTCTATCCCAAGGGTTACGCTTTGAATCAATGACTCGTGGAGCATCACGAGTGCTACCATCTTTCTTTGTGGTCTTACGTTTAGCTGAGAAGAAGTCACCGCGATCATCACCCTTGTTCTTAATGGTAAGACCAATTGATTCTAGCTTCTCACGAGTGTCATCGTCTTCAATACACACATCCACCTGCCAAGCAGGTTCATAGGTAGTGTTAGGATCTACCACTGAAGCCCAAAAGACTTTACCTTTGATAAGGATAGGATCGTATTTCGTATTAGCCATTTCTTAAATCTCCATTTAGATGCCCAATGATTAGGGCTGTTTCAATTAACAACATTGATACTACTCAACTCACTTAGTCTTGTCAACATATTTTTTAAGATAATGCTGTATTTAATTTATTTATAGCTAAATTATAGCAGTCAGCACGAACAATAAAACCGTTGTCGCCATCTTGATCTCCTTTCTTAAGACGACGAGCATCTTTAATATAGTCTCTTTTGTCATAATGACCAAGAACCCATGCTTTAGTATTATCATAATGAACACGGCAAAAAATATAAATATCACATTCTTGATGTGTATTAAAATTAGCTACAGAGCAATCATAATAATCTAAAGGAGGTGTACTAGTTCTCTTAGTCTTTACGTCAGCTTTTCGCCCATCAGGGAGTATTAAATCATATTGATATGTATTCTCAATTCTTCCACCATATATACGTTGAGCTGCTATCTCTCCAAGAAATCCTGCAAAGTTTCCTTTACCCTGTTCTATAGAGTTATTAAGTTTCCCAAATTCTTTTGAAAGATGCTGTGCTTTCTCTTTATCTTCATCTGTAAAAGCTACTGTATACATTATTTAGTACCTCTTAATGTGTTTCTGCCCAATTCTGGCCTACTTTGTATTCGCTGTCGAGAGGACATTGTACATTCAACTCCTTTTCAGTTAGCTTCATAGCTTCTCTTGTTAGCTTACCAAACTGGTCAGCCTGATCTTTAGGACAATCAAACTGATATTCATCGTGAATACTAGCAACTAACTTAACGTCTAGTTTATGTTTTTTGATTAACTGATCTATGAACACAACCCACTGCTTACAGATGATAGCACCAGCGCCCTGAAGCAATAAGTTCATGGC